ACTTCGAGCCGGGCGAGCACGTCTTCAGGATGGACGACAAGGCGACGGGCGTGGCGCTGAATCTCGTTCCCGGCGCCTCGTATTACCTGAAGATCGACATCGTTCCGGGCGTATGGGTCGGTGGCGGAAAGATGACCCTCGTGCAGCCGGAGCAAGGCGCGTACGAGGTCAAGACGTTGAAACCGTTGGCCGGAGCGCAGGCGCTCGACGCGACTGTTCGCCCCGCGTTCTCGTCCTACGTAATGGAGGGGCGCGTTACCGGCGACCTGGGCGGCAACGCGCGGGCCATCCTCGCGTATCACGAGAAGCGCAACGTCTTCCCGAAGTCGCTCCTGGACATCCGCTCCGATGTCGGCATGGTCAGCCTGATCGACCCGTGGGGAACGCCGTACGAGTACCGGGTCGCCCCGGATGGCAAGACGTTCACGCTCGGATCGGCGGGCGCGGATCGCAAGTTCGACTTCTCGACGTGGGAGACGCCCGCCACGTTCACCGACCAAGAAAACGACGTCGTGATCCGCGGCGACTCGAAGCAGGCGACGTTCGTGCGGCAGTGGGTAGCGTCGGCGACACAGTGAAGCCCCTTCTCGCGCTCGCCCTTCTCCTCACCGCCTGCGTCACGACGACGGCCGACTCCCCTGCCGCCGATCGCGAGGCGAAGCGCTTCGTCGCCCCGGCCGGCAAGTCGCGCATCTACATCGTGCGTCCCGGCACGCGCGGCGGCGCGGTCCTGAGCCAGGCGATCGTCGACGGCCGCATCATCGGCAGCCTCGCGATCCGCACCTATCTCGTCGTCGACGTCGAGCCAGGTGAGCACAAGGTCGTCCTCGGGGGCGATGGACAGAACAGCGTGACGCTCCCGCTGCGGAGCGAGCCGGATGCGGTCTACTTCTTCAGCGAGCCGAACTTCGGCGGGTTCCGCCAGGTGGACAGCGACGAAGGGAAGCGGGCGGTCAGCGGGGCGGTGCGGGCTGCGGCGGCGATGTGAGAGGTTACGGCAGCCTCCCGGCCAGGCAATCGCAGATCCTGATCTGCGCGATGTCGCTCGCACTCGGCCACCAGTTGAGCTGCGCGTCTCCGTAGGTCAATTCGCTTATCCCGTCCATAGCGTTCGTTGCCTCTTTCTGGAATTGTAACCCCCCTCCGCTCGACAACCTGCCGGACTGCGATTCCAGCGGCCGCGCACAGTTCCCTCCCCTGCCGCGCCGGACCTATGATCCCTCCGATGCTCCGCCGGTACATCTTTCGCGGCGCCCGCGCTGAGATCCAAGTCGTCCTCGGCGGCGATCCGTTCGTCTGCGAGATCTGGCTGGGGATCGAGATCGAATCCGTTCAGCCCGTCGACCTGGCAGCCTTCTCACGGGACCACGGCTACGACCTGATCCCGGCTGACGGGATGACCGCGGCAGAGCTGGCGAGCGTTGGCGTGAAGCGGTTCGAGCCGTGGGACGGGGAATGACCGGCCGCGCCCGCATGCTATCCTGCCGCACGTAAGGCGCCCGGCTTCTCGTCCATCCGGACGCCTGACACGTCCACTCCCATGCCGTCAGCTGCCGTCTGCGGTACCGTGCCCGATCCTGCTGACGTCGAGCCGGTACCGTCGGACGTGCCGCTGACGCTCGCCGACTTTGGGGTTGTCTACAAGGCCACCTTCGCGCCGTGCGACATCGCCGAGGCCTTTGGCGTCTCGGAACGGACGATCTACCGGGAGATCGAGGACGGGAACCTCCGCGCGGTGCCGATCCGCGGCTCGCTGCGCATTCCGCTGGTGGAGCTCAAACACTACATCCTGCGCCAACAGGCCGCGGCTTTTTACGAGGCCGGCCGCAAGAATCCCTGACAGGTTCGTCAGGTCTGCCACCTGCGTCACCTCTGCCCAAGGTCTGGTGCGACTCTGCGGCCCGTGATCGTCGGCACCAGGAAGCAAGGACTCGCGTGCGCATGCGGCAACCGCAAGCTGCGCGTCGTCGACGTCCGCTACCTGCCGAAGAAGAACGTCGTTCACCGAGCCCGCCGCTGTCCCACCTGCAGCAAGGTCGTCCTGACCGAGGAGCGAGTCATCAATGCAGACCGCGCAAATGCCCGCGTACGCTGAGCGAGTCCCAGAGCCATATCGCAAGATCTTGACGCAAACGCTTGATCGAGATCCGCGAAAACGGCATGATTTTGCTACTTTCGAATTCGTGCGCGCGAGCGCATCGAACCCTGCCGAAAGCGATTCCTGCAGCACCCCCCAAACATCGATGCTCGATGCAAACGCCGTCCGGCAGGACGTCGAGTGGGTGATCGAAATCTACGAGCGCACCGAATACTTCCCCGTCGGCAGCATGTCGGGCCGGCTCGTCTTCGACTCCGACCGACTGGAAGCCCGGGGCGCAGCTGTGCGATGCCTCCGCTGCAGCAGACCGAAGAGCGATCCGCGCCACAAGGCGGAGGACGGGCACGAGTTCGCGACTGCCTCGGGACCGGCGCCGCGCCGGCACTTCGTCGGAGCGCACGGCGAGCAGATGCCGGCGAACTACGTCGTCGCCCCCCGAAGGATGGTCGCCGAGATCGTCACCGGCGGCGGCTCCCATGGCCACGCCTCGGCCGCCGCAGCAACAGACCGTGAAGCGCAGCTCTGGAAGTCGACGATTGCGGCAAAGCTCGCGAAGCTGCAGCCGTCGCACAGCGCGGCCCTCGTGACCGCGGCGCGCCTGAAACTCGACATCACGGCGAACCGCGAAAAGTGGCGCATCTACAGCGGGATGCTGGCCTCGCCCACGAAGCGGCGCCGGCTCGGGCCGCACAACTGCCGGATCGTCGAGGTGTCCCGCGATCGAGCCGAACAGCTCGCGGACGCGCAGTCAAGTCAGCGGATCAAGATCACGCGCGGCCGGACGTACGGCGAGGCGGTGATGGCCTTTTGGCACACGTGCGCCGTCGATCAAGCGACGCTGGCGTACTGCTTCCGGCAGGAGATCGGGTGATGTGCGGGCCTTCGAAGTTCCCCGCTGATGGCCAGCGCTCTCGCCCGACGGTTCGGGACGTTGTCCGAACGGTTGTGGACTCGGTGCTGGAGTGACCCTTCTCCCGAAGCCGGTACGCGAACGGAACGAGGCCTTCCTCGATCTCGTCCGCTCCGAACCATGCGCCGGCTGCGGAGCACCTCCGCCGAGCGATCCGAACCACCTGAAGACGCGGGGCGCTGGCGGCAGCGACTACGAGACGGCGCCGATGTGCAGGGTCTGTCACACGGAATGGCACGCCATCGGGCCGCGCACGTGGGCTGAGAAACGCGGCGTCAACCTCTACCAGGTGACGGCGCGGCTGCTGGTGAAGTTCTTCACGCGCTGAGCGCTGCGGACGGTCGTGACCGATCGCCCATCCACAGATCAACCATGCGGGGCAACCTCCGATGGCCGACGCAGCGCTGAGTGCATGAGGGAAGCACCATGAAATCCGCCTTCGACGAGATCCGCGACGACGAGTACGCGGAGTCGATCGAGGCGCAGACGATCGGCAGCGTGCTGGTCGACATGGTTGACGCGCACGAGCCGCTCTCAGCGGCCACGATCGCGTTCATCTTCCGCGACGAAGAGATCCGGGACAAAGGCAAGGTGGTAGCGGCCAGTGCTCACCTGCCGAGACTCCAAGGCCCGGCGGCCAAGCACTGGGGCCGCTTCATGGAGTGGAGTCTCGTCCGACTGCTCGGGTGCGTTCAACCCGACTTCGTCATCCTGATTGACCGCAACCTGTGGGAGGGGTTGGACCTCTCCCAGCGGGTCGCGATCATCGATCACGAGCTTTGCCACACGGGTCAAGCCCGGGACGAAGAAGGCCATCTGCGCTTCAACCGCGTGACCGGCGCTCCGATCTGGGAGATTCGCGGGCACGACCTCGAAGAGTTCAACGGGGTGATCGCCCGACACGGTGTCGCGTGGGATGAGACCCGGGCGGAGATGGCTCGCGTGATGGTCGAGGCGCTGTCGGCCGAGAGCCTGATGGGAGCCGAGATCGTCGAGGAAGTCGAGCGGCGGCTGGCAACAGCGTAGACGGGAGAATCGTTGAGATCGCAACGAAGGTCGCGGAGATAGGAGTCCTAATGTGCCAGGGGAGCAAAGAAACCAAGCCCAACATCAGTGAACTGATGGCCGAGGCGGTTGAGCGCAGAGTCGCCATTCGCGCCATGACGGCCGACGCATGGATCGAGAGCCACGCATCCGGGACGCCCGAGCGGAGAGGTGGTGGTCACCACTTTTGCGTACCTCGCGGCACGCCCGGTGTCGTGCTATCTCAAACGCGTCGAACGCTGGATAGAGGGCGAGTATCTATTCACGATCGACTGGTTCGACGACAACGAGCAGGCCCACGTCGTCCGGCTGTCAAACGGCCAATTCGCAGCGCTGCCGAATCACAAGATCAAATTTCGTGACGGCGCCCGGTCGATGCCTGACTACCGCAAGCTGCACGCAACGTGGCGGTTGTTGACCGCGAGATGAATTCTGATGACGCAAGCTGACGAGTTCGCCGAGTGGTTCGAGTCGTACGCCACACGCACGGACTCGCTCTGTGGCGTCGGGCCGGACCTTGTGTCCACGATTGAATCGTACGTTCGGATCGGATGGGTCGCTGCCAAGGCGGCTCCGAGACGCCGGATGTGGTCATGGGTACACAACCTCGTGGCGCACCCGCTGCTGGTCACTCGCGCGGCGTGGGCGACGCGGCTACACGATTACACGGCAACACGGATGGAGACGTAAAGGAGACACGCCCAGGTCAGTCGATCGACACGTCGCAAAAAACAGGAAAGACGGGGGAATCACATGAAGGGTTTTCTGCGGATGGTTGGGGCGTTCGGCGTGATGTTTCTCATCGCCGCCGCGGCATCGATGGTGGCGCCCGGCACGAGCGCGGAAGCTCGGCGCCGCGCCTACGTACCGCCGGCGCCCGTCATCACCCCTCGTTCAGGACTTTCCGGGATTTTCCTGGAATCCGATCCGACTGCGGCGGGCGAACAGATCCGGGTCACCATCACGGTCTCCGACCAGGTGGCGCTCTCGAAGCTGATCGCCGAGAACGGCGTCGACCCGAACGGAACGATCCCGATCCGCGTCTGGCGCGTGCGGGGTAACGTCAGCGATGGAGCCGCGTACCTCTGTGCGGCGCAGACGATCGGCATGTACCGGCAGCCCGGCTCTCCCGCCTTCGCAGTGGACCTGTCGCGCTTCACGGCGAATGACGGCGTCTTCTTCGAGGCGAGCGACGCGTATGGGGTGACGTACGAACGGATGGACAAGGCCGGCAAAGTGCTCCAGCGCGGAGAGCTCCGGATCAGGGACGCGGGAGTGACACCCTCGGGCTGGAGCGGGATGAAGGTGGACTGCTCGCGATGAACGAGACGGTCTACCGCTGCTGCGCCTGCGGATGGCAGCTTTCCGGAGCCGCTCCGGTCGAGCTCGAAGGGGCGGAGGCCACGCAATGAGACGGTTCTGGCTGAGGCGTACAAAGGACGAAACTGGTATCTCGGGAGCGGGTCGAGTGCTGGATGGTGTCGTTCTCCCGAGCGGTCGCGTCGTCGTCGAGTGGAGCGGTGCGCACCGCAGCATCACCGTCCATGATTCGATGGAGTCCTTCCGGGCCGTCCACTGCTCCCCCTATCACCCGACGTCGAACGAGATCGTCTGGATCGATCACGAGAACGTCGCGTGCGAGTGCGGCCATCCGCTCCACTGGCACCTGACGGGCGGGAAGATCGAATACTGCGAGGGCGCGGCGAACGGTCTGTGCGTTTGTCCTGGCATGCGTCCCGTGGAATTCGCGGAGACGATACCTCGGCGCATTGGCTACTTCGGCGAAACGACGAAAGCTCCCGTGCCGGAGGCTTACCGTTTCGCGCAGAGGGCTGTGGCGGCGGGTCGGGCGGGTTCTGGCTCCTGACCATGTCCGACGTGGCGCCGCCGTACCGGCAAAAGTACGACGATCCCCGTGTGGACGAGGCATACAGGCTCTTCGTCCAGGGTAAAGGCAGCCTCCAGCAGCTTGTCGAGATCACCGGGGCAGCGAAGCGGACGCTTAGCCGCTATTCCACTAGGCATAAGTGGGTGGATGAGCAGTCCGAGTATGCCCGGTTGGCAACGCATGGCACCGCCCTGGCCACGATCGAGGCGTTTCTGGCACCGGCCGATGCCACTGACCTCGAAGAGAAGATCGCGGCGGCCCTAAACAGCGACGACGTCAAGACCCGCATCGGGGGCGTCATGACGCAACAGCGGATCGTCTACGACGAGCTGATGGGTGACGTTCGGGTGCTCTACGCGGGCGTGAAGAAGCAGGCGGCCGAGCGCGGGAAACCGCTGAACGTCGGGCAGCTGATCGTGATCATCGGCATGGTTGACAAGATCGCGGTCGGGCAGCGAAAGGCCCACGGCATCCCTGACGTGACGAAGTTGGAGTTCGAGGACAAATCGTCGACGGCGGAGCTTCATGCTCGCAAAGTGGCGGAGCGTCGGCAACGCAGGCTCTCGGTGGCGGCAGCAGCGACGGCGATCAAAGACATGACGACGAACTGAGGGGTTGATGACGATCGAGGACTCGCTGCGGCTGGCAGAGCAGCTCAGCGGGTACGCCGAAGATCCGGTCGGCTTCGCGATCGACGTGCTCAACGTCGACGTCGACGACTGGCAGCGGCGATTTCTAGAAACGGTCGCCGAGTTCAACCGGGTCGCCGTCCGGTCATCTACAGGCCAAGGCAAAGACTTCACGACGGGGATCGCGGACCTCTGGTTCCTCGCTTCGTTCTGGAAGGCGTACTGCCCGGTCACGGCAAACTCGAAGGAGCAGCTCGAGCGGATCTTCTGGAAGCAGCTGTCCGATCTCATCAACGGGTCGAACGGCCTCGACGAGATCTTCGAGTGGAACGCGACGACGATCAAGCATCGCGATCCGAAGCTGGCGCCCGAGTGGCTCATCTTCGCCGCGACGTCGGCAAAGAAGACGAGCAGCGGAGGCGAGCAGCACGCGGAAGGGTCGTCCGGGCATCACTCGGACAACATGATGCTGACGCTGGACGAGGCGCCCGGCATCGACGAGGTCTTCTGGCAGGCGTGGGAGCCGACGCTCACGGGCCCGAACAACAAGATCGTCGCCCTGGGCAACCCGAACCGGCTGTCTGGATCGTTCTATCAGATCTGGTACAAAGCGCGCGTCTCAGGCTTCTGGAAGCGATTCACCATTGCCGGGAAGGACAGTCCGAAGCTCAGGGCTGCAGCCGCAGCCGGCGATGAAGTCTTCATCTCTCCGCGAGGCAACCAGAGTGGGAATCACGATTACCTGATCGCGAAGTGGGGGAGCAATCACCCCATCGTGCAATCGAAGGTCTACGGCGTTCATCCAACGATCGCCGGCGAGCGGGTGGGGTTCGCCTGGGAAGAGATTCAGGCGGCCCGGGCCCGCACCATCATCCCGGGCGATCTCGACTCGGTGCAGATCGGTTGTGACGCTTCCTCGGGCGGCCGGGACCGGACGGTCTACTTCATCCGGCGCGGCCGGAAGTTCCGGATGATCGTCGAGCGGCCGGCGTCCGTACATCGGATCGTCGAGCGGCTGCTCGAGATAGCCGACGACGAACCAGACCCGACGGCCGAACAGTTTGACTACCAGCCGCTGATTGTTCCGGACGACGGTGGCCTCATCGACCTCTCGGGTTGGCTGAAGAAGTCCGGCTATCAGCACGTTCGCGGCGTTCATTTCGGCGGGGCACCACGCGACAAGAAGCACTTCTTCAACCTTGCGGCCGAGATGTGGCTGCACGATCTGAAGGCCTATTTCGAGTGCGTGAACATTCTCGAAAGCGGGTTTGTGTGCGGACGCTCGTTCGAGGCTCATCACGACGAGATCATCGATGTCGGCGAGCCGGTGCCTCGGTGCGCTCTGTACATGCCGGCGATCGACCTTCCAGGCGATGAGGCTGGTGAAGAAGGCGACGAGTTGCTCAACCAGCTGATCTCCCGGCAGTGGTTCTTTACCGGCAAAGAGCAGATCCAGCGCGCCCTGATGTCCAAGGACGAGATCCGCAAGAACGGCGGGCATTCACCCGATCACGCGGACGCGTTGTGCCTTTCCGTCGTGCGACCCAAGCAAGTGAGACTCATCTAAATGCGAGCCTGGCTCAAACGCCTCTTCTGCCGACACGCGGCACTCTCTCTGTCGACGCTCGGCGCGGCGCTCATCGTGAAGGATCGCGTCGAGCTCCCGGCGGTCGAAGTTCGTTGCGAGGCGTGCGGCGAGTTTTGGCACGCGAGGCTGGATGCCAGCGAGGCGATGATGCGAGCTCTCGGTTCACGGTAGACGTAGCCTCGAGGAGACGGTTCATTGACGATTTTTCGTGACGGTGTCGGCGGCGCGCTCGCGGAGCGTTCAAGTCTGCGCGAGTACTCCGCCTCGTCACGTTCAACTCCGTCCTACGGCCCTTTTCAGATGGGCATGGATGCGAACTTCATGGCCGGCACCGGGCACTACTCCGGCCTCCTCTCGAAGGAGCGCGCGTACCGCGAGAGCCCGTGGATCCAGCCATCGATTCACGCCTTCGCGTCCGCTCTGGCCGCGCGTCCCTTCCGCCTGTTCCGGGAGGTCGGCGATCAGAAGGAGCGCGTCGCAAAGCATTGGTTGCTCGATCTGATGGCCAAGCCCAACTCGCTTGCGCGTCTCAGCGAGTACGCCCTGAAGTATCAGACGTTCTTTCTCTACGACTTCGACGGCGAGGTCCTCTGGCATCTCGGTCGTCGCGGCAACGCGAAGCCCGGCCCGAAACGGACGCCGCCGGAGTTCATCACGATCTTCCGGCGCCAGCATGCACGCCCCGTCACCAACAGCAGTACGGGAGAATTCATCGGCTGGGAGCTCTCGATCGACGGGCGCCCGTACTTCGCCGATCGGGACGATGTCGTCCACTTCTCGCAGTTCGATCCACTGGATCACAGAGCGACGTTCAACCCGTTCACCCAGCAGGTCAGAGAGCCGAATCGCGGACGCTCCGGGCTCGACTCGAAGCGCCTGGCCATATCTGCGGACATCGCGGCTGCGCGCTACAACTACGACTTCTTCAGCCGCGGGATCGCGCCCAACATCGCCTTTATGACGGAGGACGAGATCTCCGGTGGCGAAGATGACTTTCGCGACCGGATGCGTGCCCGACTCGCCGGCAAGAGCGGTGAGCCGGTTGTTCTCAGCGGCGGCAAGTGGACGATCCAGTCCCTCGCCGCCATGCAGAAGGACGCGGAGTTCTCGAAGGGCCGCGCGATCTCGCGCGAAGAGCAGCTCGCTGGCCGGGTCCCGCCGATCGTCATGGGCGACAAGGACGCGACGTACGCGAATGCCCAGGCGCAGGTCCTCACCTGGTGGGAGATCGTCCTCGATCCGGCGCTGATGCACTTCTGCGCGACACTGGACAGTTACCTCCTCGACAAGGAGCCGGACGTCTGGACCGACCTCTCGACGGACGACGTCGACGCGCTGCAGGTGGCAAAGCGTGAGCGGTTGAAGTCTGCGACCGAGCTTGCAAAGGCGCGCGTCCCCTGGGCAGTCGCGGCGCGCACGGTCGGACTCGACCTCGAGAAGTTCGAAGGCAGCGACGTCGCCTTTGGTAATTACACGGATATTCCGGTCACCGCCATCATGGCCGGCGACAGCAAGGCGGAGGTGGCGACGACGGAACCGCCGGACGCTCCGAAGCCCCCGAACGTCACTGGCGAAACGGACGACACGACACCGCCGTCCGATCAGGCGCCGCGGAGTATTCGGGTACTCGCGCCGGGAAGCAGGCCAGCAGCGCGAACGATTGCTGGCGTTTCGAGGCGGGCCCCGTGGGCCGTCGTTGCTCGCATGGCCGGTCCGTTCGACTACGCCTCGACGCAGGTAAACATCACCGGCGACCTGGCGCAGCAGATCCTGGACATGGCTGTGGCGATTCCCGACGACGCGCTGGCGGAAAAGGGTCGCGAAACCGACCCGCACGCGACGGTCAAGTACGGCATCGACCCGAAGGTGAGCGTCGGCGAGGTGCGCGAGGCGCTGGCGAACTCTGACAGCATGCTCGAGATGGCAGAGCGCGGCGGCGTGCTGACGCTCGGCCGAACGGCCGTGTTCACGGCAGATTCCTACGACGTCGTCTACGTGACCTGCGCGTCGAACGACCTCGAGATCCTCAACTCGGTCATCAGTAACGGGGTGACGGTCACGGACACCCATCCCGAATACGTCCCGCACGTCACGCTCGCATACGTACAGGCTGGCCGCGGCGCCGAGTTTGCGGACAATGACGCGCTCGTCGGCGCCGAATTCACCTTCGACGCGATTTCGTTCTCCGATACGAAGGGCGTCGAGACCGTCATCTCGCTGAAAGACCCCGTCCAGTCGAGAGCGAAGCAGCCCGCGCGATCACGCATCGTCACCGTTGCCGGCCGCGCCTTCGGTGCCGACGACCTGGCGGCCATCTCCAAATTGATCGCCGGTGACGACGAGGCTCTCCAGAAGGTCGCGCGGAAGTTTCACGTGCGGGCGCTCCAGACCGGCGCGAAGCAGATCGTTGACCTGGTAGCGCCACGACAGCGCAAGACAGAGGATCCGGTCACGTCACTCATCGGGCTTGACAACCCGAGGGTCATCACGTTCCTCGACAGCCGGGCAAACCTCATCACGTCCGTCAATAGCACGACGGCGGACCAGATCCTCGCGGCCATTCGCCAGGGCACGTCCGACGGCGTCACGCACGACGACATCGCCCGCGAGATCAAGGACACGTTCAACCTACGCGGAAAGCAGGCGACCTTGATCTCTCGGCAGGAGAGCGGCTCCGCCTTGAACGGTGGGCGCTTCCTCCAGCTGAAGGAAGAGAAGGTCGGGCAGCATGAATGGCTTTCCTCCCGTGACGATCGCGTGCGCGACTCCCATTCGGAGATCGATGGCGAGATCGTCGACGTAGGCGAGGAGTTCTCAAACGGCTGCGTCTACCCGCAGGATCCGGACGGCGATACCGATGAGGTAATGGGATGCCGGTGCGTGTCGCTGCCGGCGGACGGAGGCGATCGTTCGCGCTCGAGCGGAAATGCCGAGTGGCGGGCCACGTACTGGCGTGCCTCCGTCGTGACCGCGCTCCGGCCCACAGAGAGAGAGTTCACGTCCGCGCTCCAGCGCTACTTCAACGGCCAGCGCGGCCGGGTCCTGGCGGAGTTCGCGAAGCGGTTTGCTGCGTAAGACGCGCTGCCCGATAGAGGAAGGAGACGAACGATGCCGGACAATTTGCCACTTCAGATCCTCCCTCATCCGGTCCGCGGAACGATGGAGATCGGCACCGAGAGGATCATGCCGGTCTTCGGCAAGATCAGGGCGGCGGCGGGCGCCAGCGACGAGAACCCGGTGATCACCGTGCAGGGCACGGATGGCAGCGAGGACCGTCACGGGACGCCGATCAGCACCAGCGGCTGGAACTTCGAACCCTTCAAGCGCAATCCGTGCGCTCTCTGGGCTCACGGTGCAGTGGATGGATGGCCCGCGGTGGGCGTCATTCAGGACATTCGCAGCTTCGGCGGCGCGTGGGACTTCGACAGCGCGATGCTCATAAAGCAGTGGCGCCACCTCGACGTCAACATGCCGGCGTTCCTCTGGGAAACGTATCGCGACTTCGGCCTTGGGGCCGTCAGCGTCTCGTTCATCCCGAAGAAGTGGGAGGACTACACCTCCAAGGATATCCCCAGCTACTTCGCCGAGGGTGTCCGGTACCTCGAACAGGAGCTGACCGAGATCAGCTTCGTCAACGTCCCCTCGAACCGCAACGCGCTCGCGAAGGGCATGGAGCGCTACCGCGGTCTCGGCAAGGGCGACGTCCTCGCGCGTCTGCTCGGCTACGAGATTCCGTCGATCGTTCTGCGCTCAGAAAAACCGGAGGAGAGAATGCCAGTTCAACCCACGATGCCGATCACGCCGGCTACCACTGCGCCACCGGCCAAGACCTCTTCGCGCGCCCGCCTCGCCGCCCTGCGCACGACGATCCGCACCATCCGCGAAGCCTTCCGCGGTTACTGGATCGATTCCGCCGACTCGTGCGGATCGGCGTACGTCTACGTCGAGACCTGCCCCATCTGCGGGAACGCGCTCACGATCGGGTGTGACTGCACCGAGACACTGACGGCCGAACAGGCTGCGGCCGAGCAGGCAACGATCAGCGAGATGCTCGACATCTCTTCGCAACGGCTCGCGGCCGCCCTGACCGGCTGGGAGTCTGCGGAGCATGACGCGCTCCGCTCCTTCTGCTCGTCGGCGGTCTTCGCCGCCATGTGGGATGTCGATCGCTTCCTCCAGATGCAGGACTTCTGGTATCCGGAGAGCGAGGCGAGCGAGGTCGGCGAAGTCAGTCCCGAGGCCATGCGGAAGTTCATCACCGCGGTCAAGGGTGACCCGAAGGCGCTGGCCCGCATGCGTCGCCAGGTCGCTGCGCGCGCGATCGCCGCTGCCGCGGAAGACGAACCAGAAGCGAACACGCCCGAGGAGTCTCTCCAGCAGCTCAACGACGCCACGAAGGAGCTGATGGAGCTCTGGTCCGCAAGCGACAAGGGCAACGACGACGTCGAAACGGTCATGTCCGCCCTCGATGACGCGGAAGAGCGGATCGATGAGGCTGTCGCCGCGATGAAGGCGGACCAGGGCGCGGATGCGAAGGAGAAGGCCGAGAAGAAGAAAGCCTTCCTCGCCGCACGGGCGCAGCGCGTCGGCGCGGAGATCAGCGCGAAGAATCAGAAACGGCTCGAGGGCGTGCACGATCACGCACGAGCCATCGTCGACGAGATGCGCGACATCCTCGCGATGGACGACGACAACCTCACCACGGACAAATCCGGCCTCATCTCCGTCAGCAGAGCGGGGGGCGAAGGCCATAGCAGCACGGTGATCTCTGCTACGGACGCTCCGGCCGCTGGCGCCGGTGGTCGGTCCACCCCTCCGAGCCAGCCGGACCTGTACCGCGGCATCCTCAGCGTCACCCGCTAGCTCTCCTCTCACCCCCTACAGCAACTGGACCACCAAGCTCGCCGCGAGGCGGGCTTTTTCTTTTGGAGAACGAAATGCTCGAGATGAAATTCGAAGACGTCGTCCGCGATGTCGCGAAGGAACTGAAGATCGATCAGCTCCTCGACACGCCCGAGGGCCGCGCATTCATCGCGCGGTCGATCAACGGGTCGATCAAGATGCTGGAGGAGAAGTTCTCCTCGCAGATCGCCGAGGAGCGGAAGCTCCGCACCGCCGCCGAGGAAGCCACCGCCGAGCTGATGGCCAAGATGGGCCGCCAGCGCACCTACGATGCGGACTACGGCTTCCACCGCGGCATCGATGGGAAGTCGATTCAGCCGAACGTCAGCCGCGACACCGCCGAGAAGCTCGTCAAGCTCCTGCGCGGCTTCAAGAACGGCGACATGGACGCGGTCCGCGCCGTTTCGTCCGGAGTCGGCGGAGAAGGCGGCTACATGCTGCAGGACGAAGTCGCCAACGACATCCTGCGGCTCATTCCGGAGACCAGCGTGTATCCCCGCCTCGCCCGCCCCTGGCCGATGGGCTCGAAGAAGATCAATATCGGCGACGTGCTCTCGCAGATGGGCGCCTACTGGCCCGACGAGAACACGGCGATCACCGAGAGCTTCCCGTTGTTCGGCAAGGTGCCCCTGGAGGCGAAACTCCTCGGCGCGCTGATCCCGGTCCCCCTGTCCCTCATCGAAGACGCCACTCCCGAGCTCGGCCAGCTCTTCGCCGACCTCGTTCGCGAGTGCATCGGCAAGGAGATTGACCGCGTCGGCATCGCGGGCAAGACGGCGCTCAACGGAGGCACGGACGTGTTCGACGGCCTGCTCTACGCGCCGAACATCAACCCCGTGGTGATGGCGACCGGTCAGACGTCGATGAAGGGCTTCAGGACCGACTACCTGCTCGATCTCCAGGACACCGCGCCGGAAGGCGCCCGCGACGGCTGCTCGTACCTGCTCAGCCAGTCCGTCTTCAACTACGCACGCAAGCAGAAGGACTCGGACGGCAATCCGATCTGGCAGCGGCCTGCCGACGGCGAGCCGGGCACGATCTTCGGCAAGCCGTACACGCTCAGCGAGCGCATGCCGCACTACAGCGCGGCCGCGGCGCCGTCCAAGCGGTTCGTGGCCTACGGCAACTTCAAGAAGTGGGCGATCTTCGGCACCCGCAAGGAGCTCTCGATCGCGACGAGCGACGTCGCCGGCGACGCGTTCAAGAACAACCAGCTGATCATCCGCGGCCTCACCCGCATCGGTGTCGCCGCCTTCGGGCAGGCGCTCGCCGAGCTCGAAACCGCCGCGACGTAAAGCAGCGCGGCAACTCGGGCGGGGTGGCTTCCGGCCGCCCCGCCCTCTTTCGCGTCACCAACCAGCAACTTCCCTGAAGGAGACGTCATGCCCATTTCTCAGACCGGACACCAGGACTTCGACAACACCTGGGTCGGCGATCCGCAGGACCACGACGTCGCGACCGTCGCTCCGGCGATCATCGCCGCAACCGCCACCCTCGCCGCCTTCCCGATTGAGAACGCGGCCGAACTGCTCGCGACCGAGCAGGTTTCCGCGTTCCTCCGCACTGTCCTCGCGGGCACTAACAACAACGTCGACGTCGTCGCCGTTGCCCCGGGTTCCGGCGGCCTCGCCATCACGCTCGCCATCGTCGTCGCCGGCAACAACACGGCGCTGTCGGTCGGCGTCGTCGGAAACGCGATCACCGTCAACTCGGCGACCGACGGGAGCGGCAACCCGACCACGACCGCGGCCAAGGCGATCGCCGCCATCCGCCTCTCGGCGGCGGCCAGCGCTCTCGTCACGGTCGCTCTCGCGCCCAGCAATGACGGCACCGGCGTTCTTGCCGCGCTCGCCGCGACGAACCTCGGCGACGTGAGCGGCACCACTCCCACGATCGACGCCAAGCTCCAGACCACGATCGACTCGACCGGCGCCGCTGGCTGGTACGACGTCCCGAATGGGGCGTTCGGCCAGAAGACGGCTGTCGGTTCGGAAGGCAAGGTCATCGTCGGCCTCGGGCTCTTCGGCCGCTGGGTCCTCACGATCGGCGGCACCACGCCGAAAGCCGCCGTCGGCATCAAGGCTCAGTTCCGCCGGCACTAACCCATGTCATTCCGCCTCAACAGCACGGTCCATTTCGGGTACCTCCGGCCGCCGGGCATCTACGACGACCTCTCGCCTGCCGAACAGGCAGCGCTCGCCAAGTACGGCGCGCCGGAGCCCGATCCTGCGCAGGAGGAAAAGCCTCGTGAACCCGAAGTTCCCGAACGAACACGACCGGATGATTCGGCTGGGCGACAGGCAGGTCAGGAATCGCGGGAACCTGCCGCACCCGTCCTCGCCTGCGCCTACCCCGGCTGCTTCCGAGCCGGCAAGGCGTTCCCCACCGCCGCCGCTCTCAAGACCCACCGCACCGCAAAAGGCCACTGACGATGAACCTGATCACGGCTGCTGAGGTCGGGACGCTCCTTTCGGTTTCACCGAGCGACCAAAACCTCATCCGCCTGGTCAACGCCGCCAACAGAGGCGCGATGAAGTACACGCGCCGCTCGTTCAACTACGCCCAGCGGACCGAGATCGTCCGCGGCTACGGCCGCGACCATGTCTTCCTCAGCGAATCGCCGATCGCTCGACTGATCGATGTTCGGGTCGACTGGTTCGGCCTGGGCGCCCCCTTTGACGACTCCACGGTCGTCGACGTGACGCAGTTCTGGTTCGACGCCGACCCTCTCCGTGACGATCCGCAAGTGCACTGGATGGGCGGCTGGCAACGCCTCAACCGCTTTCCGGAGACTCCGTGTGCCGCTCGGATCATCTACGAGGCCGGCTGGTACGAGACGGCCGACCCCGACGACACGCATCAGCCCCGCGTCCCCGACGACCTCCGCAGCGACCTGATGGAGCTCGTCAAGGACGAATACCGCGCCGGCCTCGGTGAGCGACTCACCAGCGAGAGGATCGGCGACTACTCCTACACCCGCTCAGTCACGAGCTTCAACGATCGACTGCGGGAGATCGTCCGCCCCTACCGGCGTCCCTGAAAGGTAACCCTTTATGCGCAAGATCCTGGCGGCGTTCATCGTCGCGATGGCCGTGGCCTGCTCGCTCGAGGCGGCCGGGTTCGACTTCCGGACCACGGGCACGCAGACCGCCCAGGTCTGGAACTTCCGTCCGTCGACAACCGCGCCGGACGTCTCGGATCCCGGCTGGGGAAAGATCTTCCTTGCCGGGTCCGGGTCCGGTTACAGTCCGGGCAACTTCTACATCTCGCAGAACGGCGGGGGCTGGGTGCTCCTCTCGTCTTTCGTGTCCGCCGGCGCGATCACGAGCGTCTTCGGACGCACCGGCACGGTCGCAGCCGCGTCCGGCGATTACACGGCGACGTTCGTCACCGTCACCGCCAACGGCAGCCACGTGGCCACGAACGTTCAGTCATCGCTGAACTCGATCGACACGGCGGTGGGAACGAACACGACCTCCATCGCCACCAACACCGCCAACATCGCCACCAATACGGCGAACATCGCGACGAACACGACGAACATCGCCTCGAACACGGCCGCGATCACGCTGAGGGCCCCGCTGGTCAGTCCTGCCCTCACCGGTACGCCCACAGTGCCCACGGCTGCGGCGGACACGAACACGACGCAGGCCGCCTCGACGGCGTTCGTGCTCGGCCAGGCCGGCACGGCAACCCCGATCGTTGACGGCACGGGCGCGGCGGGGAGCTCGACGCGCTTCGCACGCGCGGACCACGTCCATCCCACGGACGGCAGCCGGGCCCCGCTCGCGAGCCCTTCCCTGACCGGCACACCGACGGCACCAACCGCGGCCACCGCGGACAACTCGACAGCGCTCGCCACCACGGCCTTTGTCAAGGCTCAGGGCTATGCGCCGCTCGCATCGCCGACGTTCACCGGAACGCCTGCCGTCCCGACGGCCACCTCCTCGACGAACACGACGCAAATCGCGTCGACGGCATTCGTCCACACCGTCACCGGCTCACCCTGGACGGAAGCCCTGAACAACCCGCGGCACTACGTGACAGGCGGCACCGGTGCGACCGCAACGCCGTACACGTCCTCTTCCGGAACCGGCGGCTGGCAAGAGGCTGTGAATTGGTGCCTCGCCAACAAGGGGGCCAAGATCGTCGCCTCGGCGGGCGCGTACGGGTTCACGACGACGCTCAACCTGAGCGAGAACGACGGGCTGTCGATCGGCACGAACGCCGGCGCGTACTCGCTCATCGTCGAGGGCGACGGCGCCACGAGCACCATCATCGTCGCGGACACGGGATCGTCCCCGGTCATCGACACTGTGGGGCGTGACCACCTCGTGCTCCGGAACTTCGCCATCGTGGCCGGCAGCACGACGCCGGCCAAGTACGGCATCGTGCAAGGACGGTCGACGACCGGCGACGCGCTGTACAGTCAATCGCAAATATTCGAGCACCTCTACGTCTACGTCGCGCACGACGCCACGGCGTTCAGCGCGCAGGGCTCGGTCGGGATCTACAACGCCGGGGCCGAGCTCGGTCTCTACGTCGATCTCGTCATCGTGGCGGATAACGACGTCGTGGTATCGAGTGAGAATACCCTCGGGCTCACGCCGCTCTCGGCCAACGTACCGAACACTACGATCAACCCGATCTACACGACGGAGAACCGCTT